CACTGCCACAATTCGAAGGAAAATTTCTCCTAAGAGTTGTGTGCATCTCCCTGGGGACTTACGTCCCTAGGAGAGATACTCTCCCATAGAGGCTCTCGCCTCGTACCCGTACTTATGTACGGGTACCCACCTGGTCTTGATGTCGACGGACACAGGACGCCCAGCTCTTTCCAAGTTCTTCTTGTCAGCGACTGGCAAATCGCCACGTTTGAGGAAGAACTTCATGAGGGCTCCATACCCTTCCAGATGCGAATCCGGGAGGGTGGAGTGAGGGACATACGCCTTGACAAGGGGCGCATGGATCACGGTACTCATCTTACCGACGTGAGCCGGTTCGTATGAATACCTCCCTAGCGCTGGTGAATCAACCTCGACTGTCGGGTAGACGCCTTTAAGGGCCCACTCGTTCAGCTCGTCGAGACGCTCGACGATTCTTTCGAACCCAGCCAGAAACAGCTGGTTCCGAAGGGACACAGAGGAGACAACCAGAGGATCAAGCTTCCGTGACGGAAGGGCTTCGCGAACACGCACGACAGTGATGTCGACGCCATCGTAGTAGTCCTTACCGCAACTCTCTCTGAACTTCCCAGTCCAGAAAGACTTGCCACTATTCACCTTGAGGCCAAAGGACTCAAGGACAGTGATCACTGATGAGGTACATTCCACAGGGACGATGATATCGTCCCCGTAGACGCGCACCCGCCCACGGTACCGATTAATATCGGCCCGGGTAAGCTGGTGACTGAGTCCTTGCTCCACCCCGAGGAAGATAAGTGTTAGAAACACTATCTCCTCAAACGGGAAGCAGAGGGCTGAACCCATAGACGCGAACTTGGAAAGGGGAATTACCCCGAATCCAGGAACATCGGCGTTCCGTGATCTGCAAGCATCCACCCCATCGGAAAGATGGGAGAAATGCTGAAGGAGACCACGTACGAGCCGATTCGAGACACGATCGGATGCCTCACTCAAATCGAGTGTGGCCAAGGTTCCATCCCTGGAACCAACCTGAGCAAGAACCCGGTTGGGCTCTTGATCACGGAATCCGATATACGAAGAGAGGAAGTCATCCCTCTCAACGTATTCGATCATCAACTCGAAGATACCCTGTTGCACATACATCATGCATGTGGGCTCTTCAGCGATGATACGAGGTGACTTGAGCGTTTTAGGTACTGATATGACCTTGACAGGCCTCTCAGCACCAGGTTCGAGAATCCGCACACGACGGAGTTGCTGTTCGCAACCCCATGACGGGAAGAGATATTCCAAAACTGGGAACATCTCATCCAGCCGCCGAGTCCACTCCACTTGGTTATACTTCGCGTTTCCGCGAAGACCATCTGCAGTGGCACCCGGACCATGCTTTGGAAGGACATTTCCCTCCCAGATCTCGCGATCCAGATGGGAAAAGAACTCCGACCAAAGGAGTGAACCAATCCGGTTGAATGCCTCAAATTTAGAGGCATCCAGAGACGAATTCACTCGTTGCAGATCCTGCTCACACTCGATGTACTTCTTGAACGCATCATCCGTCCGCTCTTGCGAGCATTCGAGATGAACCTTTCCCATCGCCATACAAATCTGGCGAATTGAGAAGATCGCGTCCAAAGAAGGAGAATCGAGCAGTCGACCAGACAGTGGATCAAACACAAGCCGAAGGAAACCTCCAAGAAATCGGGGGAGCCCGCATGCCCTGGAAAATCCAGGGAACATGTCGTCGGCAACACATCCTTTTGCCAGAGCTTGTTGAAAGCTCTGAGCGAAGGACGGAAGGGTTATCGTGAGAAACGACAGCCCCTCGTGTTTGGTCCTAACCTTGATCGTTTTTCGATCGAGGTCGGTGCTGACCTGACATCTCTCCCCCAGTTCTTGGAGGAGAACAACCGAGATATCTACGAGGCTTTTCATGGCCCGCCTTTCGCGTGGTCATCCAAGCCCGTGGAACCAACCCTGAGCCCCCTCCCCGGTTTCCCGGGAAGGGGACGTTCACGCTAGGCCTAACTGGCCTAGTTCTCTCCACCCAGCAGCTTGGTCGTGTTTGCGCCCGAGCTCGCGGACAGCCACGTAATGAGGCCGTCCACGATCGCCTTCTGTTCCGCGATGGTGAACCCCGTTGGGGGCACATCCACCACCAGATACGCAGTCATCGAATACTTGATGTTCTGCGCACTGATGAGCGGGTCAGCAGCGATCTTGCTGAAGTTGAGACGCGCCGTACGGCGGGCTCGCTTGTTGATCGCGTGAGCGACCAGCAGCTGAACCGTGCCGTCATCCTTTGTGAAGGATCCGGTGTTCATTCCGGACGACGTGCGGGGCAGCGAACTCGCTGTCCCGGAAATCGTGACTGTCTGAGGGTCGGTGTAGGCCACGGAATCGATTCTCCCGGTAGACTAGAGCGATTGCTCCAGTCTGTTGTGGTAGGTCGAATGTAGCGAATTGCTACATCCGGGTCCTGTTACCAGGACACTCTGTTGCCTCGGGACAAACCCAAGGCAGCAAGTATGGCCCATTGCCGAGCCGTAAACGACTCAGTATCAAGACCGAAACCGAAAGGCGTCGCACGCGCCCGCTCTTTCTGAACCACAGAAAGTTGCGCGGTCGCGTGACCGAACATGCCGATTTTAAAAGGGGCATGTACCGGTGTATAGGTGTCTATCGCGGTGGTTTGCCGCATCAGATACCCATACCGCATGACGAGGCCATCCTGGCTGAGCAGCGTCGCATTGGTGATAATACTACCAATGTCTGCTACCCAGTCGGCTAGCCAGGACCATGGAGTCAGTTCCCACAGGACAGCCGGAGTGATCCGGTTGCCGAGCAGTCTGTTAGACAGCTGCTCGTACTTCACCAGATGGCCCCAAGCAGAATCGCTTGAAGCCACGTTATAGGTGAAGGCCCCAGAGAACCAGTACCTCTCTTCGAGGTGCTGGAGCTTGTGGATAACTGCGGAGTATCCCGGCTCGAAGCATTCGTACGCTTCGTGCTCTGAGAAGAACAAGTACGGAGGTTGGCCAGTGCCCATAAGGGTACTTTCCGAATTCTCCGTCCTTGTCGGGAACGAGAATCTGCGCCGGACAACCTTTCCGGCGTCGCGTTCGTACTGAGAGATAATCCTTGCGGAATGTCTCACAGCCTCCAACATCTTTCTGATGTCGGAAACGAACGGCTTCCATCCAAATTCAACGTTCAGGTACTCTCCTCCCAATTGGGAGAAGTAGTGTGCCCGATCGCTCATGATGGATAGCCCGATGATCTGCGGGAGTTGCTCCAGCAGTTCACCGAGAAAAGCAGCGACGTTAGCAGATGGCTGGGTCGGGGCACACGCAGAAATCGCGCGTGTACCATAGGTATTGACGGCGTTAGTCGTCAACCTAGGGATATCCCGATAGGACTCCTTGAAAACAAGATGGGGAGTCCCGATATTCGGAATGAGGGGTCCCTGGTACGATATTCTCGTATCAGGATCGTTCACAGTGACAGCCGGATGGCTGACCTTGATTGAACGCTTGCGAGTGTAAAACTCGTGTCCCACATCATGGGGAGGGATATCAGTAAGGCCATAGCCGGATCTTTCACCGGCAGCCTTAATGAGGTCCTCCTCAGTTTGAATATCATCCAGTCCTCTTTCATAGCGATATGAAAGAGTCTCTTGATCTCCCTGAAGATAGGCGAAAGGACCAAATCCCGTTACGTTTCCGTAGCGGTCGGTCTGCCTAATGGTCGAGAGCTCGTTAAAATCACGAGCCCAGCGAACCAAGTCTTCAGCCATGATTCTCCTCTCGGGTCCACTTGGATAAAGTGGACGGTACGACCGGTACACTGTAAATCGTACCGGTTGGAAACGGTTGGTGAATTCCGTCGGTTTGCACCGCGGTGCCCCGAAAGGGG